TACGTTATAGAGTTTTAGCATTGATTGGATTGGGACAAAAATTAAGGCATGAATTTGTTCCGCCTAAAGGAGCAAAAAAAGATAAACTCAGAGAATGGCTTTTAGAGTTATTGCCTCATTGTAATGATGACGAGGTAGAATTGTTTAGAGAAATTAACGACTCATCGGTTCTACAGGATATTGCAACGGCTAAAAACACGCCAGATAAAAAGTTAAAGGATTTGTTTAAATAAGCATGGGAAACGAATATCAGTGTAAATACTGTATGAAGAAGTTTGCTAGGGAACGTACTCTATCAAGCCATATGTGTGAAAAGAAAAGAAGGTGGATGTCAATAGATGAACCTTCATCTAGAATTGCTTTTCAAGTTTGGTACGACTTCATGAAGTATGTTGCTCCACAGACAAAGAAGGAAAGAAGCACAGACGATTTTATTCGTAGCCCAGATTATATAGGTTTTGTAAAGTTTGCTAATTACATTATAGAACTTAGACCCAATGAAACAAATAAATTTATTAAATGGTTGTTTAAGCATAGTGTTAAACTTAGTAACTGGAATAAGAGAGAAACGTATTCTCTTTATATACAAGAAAGTAGTAAGACTGAAACGGTTGAACGAGCAGTAGAACGCATGGTGTTGTTAATGAAGTCATGGAGCGAAGAAACCGGAAATTCTTGGGAACAATACTTCCAGGAGGTACCAACAGCAACAGCCGTGAATTCGATAGTCATGGGAAGAATTAGTCCTTGGATCATATATTCGTCTAAGTCTGCACAAGATTTATTAGATAGAATGGAACCAGGACAATTAGAGACGATAACAGGGAGCATAGACACAGAATGGTGGACAAGAAAAATCCAAAAGAGCCAGACGGAAGTGACTTGGTGCAACAAAATTTTGAATTAAAACAACATGTTGATAATTTAGAAAAGCTAGAAACTAGAATTATGCTTTTTGACGAAAAACTTAGTTTATTAGCAAAAGAAATGATTGATATGAAGAACAGACAAGAAGAGCTAATACAGATTATTAAGCAGGGATTAAGATGAGTAGGCCAGACGTAGATATCGACTTTGGTAACCGAGAAGAATTATTGCATATACTAGATGGAGTTCCTGCGATGATTTCTACTAACCAAGGTGCAACTAAACATAAGACTGGAGTATACTTTCATCCAGTTTCAGTTGATCCATTTACTGGTTGGTGCAACCTAGATCATAAAGAAGCAGAAGATGTAGGGTTCTTTAAGTTAGACTTGCTTAATGTAAGTTTTTATTCTAAAGTAAAAGATAAAGAACAGTTAGATAAATTAATTGCTAAGGAGCCTATTTGGGAGTTATTAACACATGATGATTTTTCTAGTCAGCTCTTGCATGTCAACGGACACGGAGATATACTTCGTGCAACAACTCCAACTTCTATTGAACAATTAGCCGCAGTATTAGCAATGATACGTCCTGCAAAACGTTATCTTATAAACAAGAATTGGGATACTATAATGAAAGAGGTTTGGGTAAAACCTAAAACCGATGAATATTTCTTTAAGAAATCTCATGCAACAGCCTATGCTATTATGATTGTAGCACAGATGAATCTACTATGCGAAGAACTAACTAATCCATCTTCTTAACAAGACTAATTTGACGTCTTTTAGTTCTTTTTACAATTACATTTTCTAAACTAGTTAAATGTCCAGCCAACATTTCAAAATCTTTGGTGGCATATGTTTGTAAGCAATATGAAAAGTTTTTCATTGTAGTTCTAAGAACAATATTAATTGGTAGTAACCGATTACTTCCCCACCACCATTCTTCACCTGCTTCAATAAATGCTAATTTCTCTTCTGATGTTTTTAAAAGGTCATACCGGTATACTGTAACAACAGTATTATCGCTATTTTGTATGATTCCGACAATTTCCTTATCTGCATAGCGAACTAAACTCATAAAAGGGAATTCTTCTAAAAATTGCTGTATTTTTGTATCCATATTACTACTTCTATTTAGTAGGAGGACCAGCCGGTTGTTTGTCGTAACTGATAAATAAACATATGGGAACATTAAACTCAACAGTCGCGAAAGCAAACTTAAACTATGCAGGTGCTGGAACCGGTGCTTCGTTAACAAGACATCATGCTTCTTATACAGATAGAACTATTAGGTGGTTTCAAGGAGTTGATAATCTATTAGATTTAACAATTTCTGGTAGTGATAGACGACCATTAAGTCTGCTACACAAAGAAGTCATGCTTATCCTATGGGATAACTACACCAGCACAACTATATTTAAAAGACGTGCAATTCCAACAGTAGCAGAAAACGGAGAAGCAAGATTAACCATTTATGCAAGAGATTTAATGACCTCACCACCAGGACGTTATATGTTAAGTGCTACAATAGTAGACGGTAGAGGTCTTGAAACAGCATTAACATGGGATCGTTCACAACGGGCTCATTGGGACGTTGAAATTATGGAGGCAGTAGTGCCAATAGGTAGATCTACCTTTGAAATTACAGAATGGCCTCAAGCAGTAACAGGAACAGATTCGTTTGCAAGTTCATCTACAAACGGTCCATCATATTATAGAAAAGATACCAGTCTATTTTCATCAGCAATATATGCAAGTAACTTTACTGGAACAGTTATACTTCAAGGTACTTTAGATGATGTAATCACTGAAGATACTTTATGGGCAGATTTGGTTCCTCAAGATTCAAACACTCCGATAATTACATATACAGGATTCACAGGAATTGATCCATTCAATTATTATGCAGGCGTAAGATGGCTTCGTACAATAATCACAACAGATGTCACTAATGCTGGTACATTAGATAAAATCCTAATTAGAGTATAAAATGAAATTTAAAAAACGTGAATTAACAGACCTCGAGAACCGTCTGGTGGCTTTAGCTACGATACCTACATCTTTAGGAATATATTATCTATTTCTTTTGTATATAATACCTTGGTTGTATGAACAATGGCCTATATTACAACATTACTTTTCAATGAAAATAGATCAAAACGGAATACATTTCTCTTGACATTCACCCAATAATATACTATAATAGTATTATGAATGTTGTAGAGTCTACACTCCGAGGTAATCTTCCTCCTTTAAAAACAAATAGTAGCGGTTGGCTGACTATGAATTGTCCTATGTGCATTCACAACGGAGAAAGCCGTCCTGATTCAAAAGGAAGAGGCGGTTGGCGTTTTGATAATGACAAAACAGCATACCATTGTTTTAACTGTGGGTATACAACTGGTTGGCGACCTGGAAGTAAGTTAGGTTTCAAGTTAATTAAGTTGATGCGAATATTAGGCATTGACGAAGCTGAAATACAACGACTTAAAATTTTGTTATGGGATCAAGTTATTGAGGAAGTAGCAGAAGAAGAACAAGAAGTGTTTAATAAGGAATGGCCAGAAATTCCATATCCTTTTGAACTAACAGATTTAAGAGACGAGGCTGTTGAGTACCTAACAGGTAGAGGTATATTTGAATTAGCAAAGTGGGAGCAAACAGATCAAATAGGAATGAAACAACGTATTATTTTACCTTATACAGATAATTCAAAAGTAGTTGGTTATATGGCACGTTGGATAGGCGATCCTCCTAAAGGAACTGCTAAGATGTTAAGAAAGTCTCCAGATGAATTTGTTTTTAATTTAGATAAGCAACCAAAGAAACGTAAATATACAATAGTATGCGAAGGTGAATATGATGCCTTAGCAATAGGCGGTGTTGCCATACTATCTAATAAAATTAGCAAATATCAAGCACAACTAATTGAGGATTTAGATACAGAACCGGTAATGTTAGCAGACAAAGATCCAGGTGGCAAGTCGTTAGTTGAAGATGCAATTAACTTAGGATGGAATGTTAGTTTTCCAGACTGGCCAGCAGGAATAAAAGATGCAAATGAGGCAATATTGCATTTTGGAAGAGTAGCAACCTTGCAAAGTATATTAATGGCGATTGAACACTCGCCTTTGAAGGTTAAATTATTAATGAGGAGATGGTGTGTATAGTTTAACGTTGATCTGGAAAGAAGGACAAAATGATAATGCCTTTTGGGAAGAGGTAATCTTATGGATGACTACAGAATTTGGGTTACCCTCATATAAAGTAAGTAATTGGAAGGCTAGACCAATAACACGTTGGGCATATCAATCATCGCTAGACGAGATGAGATTTAAATTCCGTAATAAAGAAGACCAAATGTTAGCAAAACTTAGATGGGGCAATGATGGCTGAAGATGAAATTAAAGAATATAGTTACGAATTACAGAAACTTTTTTTAGAGTTTCTTATTTCTAGCAGGGACTTGGCGGCTAGGTGTAATAATGTATTAGATCCAGAATACTTTGATCGTAGATTGCGACCAGCGGCAAAATTTATTAAAGAATACATTACAGAACATAGTAACGTACCTGATGCAAAACAACTTTCAGCAATTACTACTATAGAAATACAGGAAATTGGCGATAAAGCAGAAGAACATAAAAATTGGTTCTTAGATGAGTTTGAAGGATTTTCTAGACATAAAGCACTAGAAGGTGCAATTTTAACTAGTGCTGATTTGCTTGAAAAAAGTAATTATGGAGAGGTTGAAAATTTAATTAAGTCCGCAGTACAGGTTGGCCTTCCAAAAACATTTGGCACAAATTACTTTGAAAATCCTAAGTCCAGATTAGAAGGGCTTAAAGATGCAAATGGACAGTTAACAACCGGTTGGGCAACTGTTGATAATAAGCTATATGGTGGATTTAATAGAGGAGAACTAAACATTTTTGCAGGTGCATCTGGTGCTGGTAAGAGTTTGTTTCTGCAGAACTTAGGATTAAACTGGGCAAAAGCAGGATTGAATACTGTCTACTTTAGTTTGGAGTTAAGTGAGGGGTTGTGTTCTATGAGAATGGATGCAATGCTAACCGGAACATCTACTAGAGATGTTTACAAGAAAATTGATGATATTGATTTAAAAGTTCGCATGATTGGAAAGAAAGCAGGATGTTTACAGATTGTACAGTTACCAAATAGTGTTACTGCCAACGATCTATTAGCATGGATTAGAGAGTTTCAAACACAAAGGAAAGTACAAGTTGATGCAATACTTGTAGATTACTTAGACTTAATGATGCCAGCAGGACAAAAAATTAGTGTTGCTGATTTATATATTAAAGATAAGATTGTTAGTGAGGAATTGAGAAACTTAGCAGTTACTGAAAATCTATTATTTGCAACTGCATCGCAGTTAAACAGAAGTGCAGTAGAAAGTGTTGAATTTGACCATAGTATGATTGCTGGTGGTTTAAGTAAGATACAAACAGCAGATAATGTGTTTGGTATCTATAGCACTCCTAGTATGCGAGAAAGAAATAGAGTACAACTACAGTTTATGAAGACAAGAAGCAGTAGTGCAGTAGGACAAAAACTTGAATTAGACTTTGATCCAACAACATTACTAATTTCTGATTTAGCAGAAGATGCTGAACCGGTTGCAAGTTCAGCAACTACGGTGTTTAATAAATTGCATAAAACATCTAGTACAATAGTTTCGCCAGCAGAGCAACCACAAGCAACATCTTCTTCTGTTAATAGGGATAAACTTAGAGGATTAGGATTAACGAGAGATGTCTAAATTTTCTTTTTCATCTCTTGGCGGAATAACATCTGGAGTTTCTTCAGCAGTCTCACCGTCATCAAATTCTACATTTGGATCGTCTTTAGCATCTGATGTTGCAGATAGGTTATAATTCTGAATGGTATTTCTTAATCTAATAGTTAATGCGGCATCATCAGCAATAATATCAGCCATTGCTATAAAAGCAACTGTAATTAATTTCATTTCGCTTGTTCCCATAGGAGCACCACTTCGCATTTTGTTTAGTGCTTGTACAAACCTAGATTGTAATTCATCACTAACTAAAGGTCTTAATGTAATTTTTAAGCGATTTAATTCAGTAGTAGTAATGTCATGGGATACATTGCCTGTTGTTTTTGATACTTTTTCCTTAGGAGGATTGTTACCAACTGATCCGTCAGCACCTGGTGTTGATGAAAAATCTTCGTTAATAACAGATAAACGATTAATAAATTCACGTATTTCTTGGGCAGATGTCATGTTTTCAAATGTCTCCTATGAATGTATTTACCATAAATAGAGTTACTATGCAAATAAAAACTAAATCAATTCTAGAAGAAATTACAACGATTGTTCCTAAAAAGGACAAGCATTTAATGGTAGAAGGTCTTGCAGTACAAGCTCTTGCTAGAATATCAAACTTGATGAGGGTCATTGAAACTTCATATCCGCCGGATCAAGCACAAGATTTAACTAGACGTTTGCAACTAGCTATTAAAAATGGAGATCCTAAGAAGTTCACTCGAGGTGTTAGGATAATTAAAGAAAACGAAAATAAATAAACAAAATGAAGATTAAAGACTTAAATGAAAATGATAACTTTCAGATTGACGAAGGCGTATTTGGCGATTTAGCAAAACGAGTAGTTAACAAAACAAAAGATGTTGCTAACGGTGTTGGACTTGCTGTTCGCGGACAAGGAGCCAACGAGTTTGCTAAACTTACTAACCTAATTGATCAAAAAGCAGTACAGATGTTTAATACTGCTAGACCAGGCGAAAAAGATGCAACTGGTAAAGACTTACCTTTAGGTGATATCGTAAAGATGGTTGGTAAAGCAATTATGCAGGCAACTAACAATGCAGTTGGTACAAAACAGTTATTAGTTTATATCAAAGAAAATAAAAGAGAAATTATTAAGAACGTTAATGTAGCAGATAGAGGCGCCGCTGGAGCAGATCAAATGATTCAGTTAATGTTACAAGGTGGTAGTGCTACAGCACCTGAAGGCTTTGGTGTTGAAGAATGTGTTAGATCAATTTCATTGATTTTTTCTGTTACATTTTTACATATGCAAATCGAAATGGGACAACCTGGACAAGATCAACAGGCAGGCGGACCTACACAAACACCAAGTGAAGCTGAAAAGGCAATGGATGATAACCCAGAGTACCAAACAGAATTAAAAACATTCGAACAATTAACTACTAAACTTGCCGGAGAGTTATATACACCTGGTAATGCATTCTTAGCAAACATACAAGCAAATAATGAATTTCCTGCAAAGCAAGAAGCATTTATTGTTGGATATGCAACAGCCGTTAAAGCAAAATACTTTAATGCAGATTTAAAAGCATTGGAAACTGCCGCAAACTCAACTACACCAGAATCAGTTATTGACGACAACCAATGGAGAGCATCTTTCTTTGGACATATTTCTCCGCAAGTAGCTCAGCAAGTACAACAAAATGCAGACGTTACATCAGCAATACAAACTTTTAAAAATGATTTAGATTCTATTACTACTTCTTTTGCTAAATTAGCATTTATTGAAAAGACAGCAAACGAAGTAGCAAATGTTGACGCAACAATGAAAAAATTAATTGACTGGGTTGAAAAAGCAATTTCGCTTATTAAGACATTACAATTAGGTAAAGCAGGCGGAGGAGCAACAAGTGCTACAACACCACAAGCTGGTAAACCTGATGACGAAGAAGTTTCTAGTACTACTCAAGGTGGTCCAATGGACGATCCAAATCTACCTAACTGGGAAAAGGTTAAAATGGGATATGATGCATTAGATGCACAAGGGCAAGAAGCATTAGTAAAGGCATTGTTTAACAAATGAAAATAAAAAATATAAACAAAAGAACAGCATTACTTGAAAGTGTATGTTATGATTTAGATAAAGAGCAACGATATATTGTTGAAGGAGTAGTATCAGCCTGGGACGATTTACTTGAGGTTGAGTTAAGACAAGATCAAATCAATAACTTATTTCCTTTAGTACAAAAGTTATCAGACGAAACAGGTAAAAATAGAACGGCAGTAGGATTAACAAAAGATAAAATTGTAGATACAACAAAAGCCGCCAATGAATATTTAAATAAAGTTGGAAAATTATTACAAGATACAAAACCAGTAGAAAATTTTGATAATAAATTTGAAAAATTAAAAACAGATATTAAAACTAAACTAGGTGCAGATAGCAAAATTACTACTGGGATAGAAAATTTAGGCAAATATGCTAAAATGAACCCTGGTAAAACAGCATTCGCTATTGGTGTTATGACTGCCTTAGTTGGTATTTCAACTGGTGGAAGTGCAATAGCTATTGGTGTTGCCGCTACACTCTTAAAAGGTTCTGTTGAAGTACTCAAAGGAGAGAAATTATCTACCGCTGTTGGAAAAGGATTAAAGACAGGTGTTATTTCTGGACTTGCCGCAGGTGCATTTAATGCAGTTGGCGATTGGTTGTCAGGTTTACAGGCAGAGGTTGTACCATTTGAAGGATTAGATCAAATTACTTTTGATGTATCAGGTACAGATGTAATGCCAGGATTTGAATGGAAAGGCTCTATGAGTTTTGAGAATCTAACCGTTCTTCCTTCTGATGCAGATTTAGCTGGACAGTTAGTAGCAGAGTTTGCTAAAGGAGATGCATCAGCATTTGATGCCTTAGCAGAATTGGCAAAGAAGTCGTTTACACCAGAGTATACAGAGCAAATGGCACAATTTGTATCAAATGCAAAAGACATTGCTTTACAAAATGATGCAACTTATCAAGCCATTGTACAAATTCAACAAGGAATAGCATCAGCCGCCGGCGGTGCAGTAGCAGGTAAGAGTGTAAGTGATGATAGAGGAGAAGATCAACAAGAGTTATTTCAATCGTATACTAATAATGGAATTTTATTAACAGAAAGAAGAATTGAAAGATTGTTTGATACTGTAGGGTATTACAATACAAATCCAAATATTGAATTTTTAGGCGAAGGACCAGTTTGGGATACCATTAAGAAAGATGCTATTGCAAAAGCAAAAGAACTTGCTAAGCCAACTGTAGATAAAGCTAAAACAGTTAGCGGAAATACAATGAATGTTGTTACAGCAGATAAACTTAAAAAAGCATGGAAGACAGCAGGAAGTCCAACTGACAGTGAAGTGCTTGCAAGGTTCTTAGAAAAAAATAAAGTATCTCCTGACGTTATTGCAAGTGCCTATAAAGATTTAAAACTTCCAGATCCAAATGACGATTCGTCACCAGAAGAAAAAGAAGAGAAGGAGTTAGCACTCCGTAAAACTCCACAGATGAAAGACGGACAATATGAGTTAGATCTTGCTTCATTGCCACCAGCAGTAAGGCAAGCAACAAGCAATTTATGGGACGAGTTTAATAAACTTACTCCACAGGAACAAGAAAAGTTTAAAGCAGATCTAAAGAAATCGGAAAATATAACATGAAGATAAATGAAGTTATAATACAACATAAAAAAGTAATAACAGAAGCAAAAGCAAGAATTGATCATCCTGAAGATATTATCTTTGATGACAACGGAACACAAGGTGCAATGAGAGCTCTTGATGCGATGGTACATGCTTCGCAAAATCACGGAGAGACAACTTCAATTAAATGGGACGGAAGCCCAGCAGTAATTTTTGGATGGATGGATAAAAATTCTTTTATTGTAACAGATAAAGCAGGCATGGGTGCAAAGAAATATAACGGAAAGCCTACTAGTGCCGCAGATGTACAGTCTATGATTTTTAACAGAAGGCCAGACGAAGAAGGTAGGCAGTATTATGCAAATAAGTTTGCAAGCATATATGAACTGTTAAAGAAGGCAACTCCAAAGAGTCTAGTTGGCCAAATGATACAAGGTGATTTACTTTATATGAGTGCTGATGATATTGTTCATACAGACGAAGATGTTACATTTGGTCCAGTTAAAGTTAGATATACAATTGACAAAGATAATCCAGTAGGTGCTAGGATTGCCAAAAGCCAATGTGGTATAGCAGTACATAGTGTTTATGATTCTGTTGAATCTGCTAGTGCCGCAGACGGAGAACCATCACCGGTAACTCCTAAATCTTTAGGATTGAAGGATAGTCCAAAATTAGTAATATTTGGTCCAGAAACACAGATACCAACAGATACTGAAATTTCATTACCGATGTCAGAAGTAGAATCCTTAAGAAACTTAATTAAAAGCGGTCCAGCACAACTAATTGATGATATGTTAGATCCGTTTACTATGGGTAGTCTTAAAATAGCAAACTTACCAGAATTATTTAAAAAGTTTGTAAACTTTAAAGCCAGAGGCGGAGAAGATATTGGCTCTGCACCTGAATTAGCAAATGAATTTATCAAATGGATCGAAGGTCCAGCAGGATTAACAGACAATAAGAAGAAAAATGTGTTATCGCACCTAGAACAATATAAAGCACCTTTTGAAATGGCTTGGCGTATTGTTTCTGCACTAAGTAATATAAAGCATACAATTAAGGATCAGTTAGATACTCATGTAACTGGAATTAGAACAAACAAAGGCCACGAAGGTTTTGTATCTGCTACACCGCATGGTAAGATTAAATTTGTTAATCGACCAAACTTTATGAAGAAGGACTAAAGACATGGCTGAAAAGTATACAGCAACTGAATGGGCAACAATGGAAGGTGGGCATACCGTAGAACCTCTTACAGAAGATTCGTTTTCTTTTATCAAAGATAATTGTAACGAAAGTAAAATGTTTCGAAACACACATCTTAATTCTTTGACATTAAGAGATGCAGTTGATGCCGCCTTTTTAAATATGACAACATTGTATATGTTATCATGTGAATTTGAAACTGCTCCGTTTGCTCAAGATTATGCTAGAAAAAGTATGATATTTGGAAACTTTAGTCAAAGTCGTGTTAGTTCAACTGATTTATACCAAGCATTACATATGTCAATATACAAAGACACTACACAGGGAGGAAAACTTAAAGCACCTGAGCAAAATGCCGCTTTAAGAGTTAGACTTCATATCAACGAAAAGATGGTTAAAGACTTTTTAAGAGGTATTGCATCCGGACGTTTAGATAAAACAACTGCAAAAAGACTTATGTATAGGCTTGAAAGCCAAATGAATATTACTATTAGTAACTATAAAAGTTTACGCAGGTTAATTACAGATTGGGAGCATCTTACTACCTTCCAAAAGCAAACCTGTGTAACTAGATTACTACAGTATTATAGAACAAGAGGCAGACGTAGTGATATATTTGCAACTCTTTCAACCTTTGCTAATCATAAGTCATGGGAATT